AAAAAAAACAAAAATTCGAGAGAGTTTAGTTGCACCACTATTTGAGAAAAAGAAACACCCTTCAGTCCTAGATTGTAATGATCCAAGATATAAAGGGGAAGAGGATATACTTGAAAAACAACAAGACAAGTATACAGGCTTAAGGAAAGAGTTCGAATCTGCATTACTAACTGAAATAGTTCAAGATTTAATAGATCAGCATTCATTTGATATATCGTACCCACGAAAAGTATTAAATGAGGATGAAATGTTAAATGGATTTGACAATCTCCCAAGGGTTGATCCGCATTCAAGTGCGGGTTATCCTTATGGAGCTAGTTGGTATAAGAAGGAACATGGTCTACCCTCGCTCGCAGGTAAGGAAACTTATCTTGAGCTGGATGACCACTGGACTTTTCGAAATGATCACATGAGAACTGTGGTTGCGTATCGAGAAGAAATGGCAAAAAAAGGTGTAAGAGTACCTAGTCTTTGGACGGCAACGTTAAAGGATGAAACTTTAGGCCTTGCAAAGGTCGAAACTGGAAACACTCGTTTATTTCAAAGTCCACCAATGGACTTTACTCTATTGCTGCGCAAGTACACTGGAGCTTTTTCTTCTTTCGTTTTTAGAAATAATTTACGATTAGGAACAGCTGCTGGGTTTAACCCGGAAAGTGGAGCATGGAGTTTACTAGCATATGAATTGTTAGGAATAAACAGGAAAGTAGGAGCTTTAGATTACACATGGTTTGATGGTTCGCTATCAGCACAACTTATATTTGGAGCTCTCCAAATAATAGAAGCGTGGTATAACGGATCAGATGAAGATAAAATGGTAAGGTATGTACTATTCAATGAAATAGTATATACATACATCTTGGTCAGAAGAGATGTATACTTAAAGTTCAAAGGAAACCCATCTGGTAATGCATTAACTATGGTTATGAACAATTTAATTTCTAAAATTTTGTTACGGTATTACTGGATGAGACTAGCACCAATAAACAAAAGGGATTGTAAAATATGGAGCCACAATACAAAGGAATTTGTAATGGGTGATGATAATATATTTGCAGTACCTGAAGAATTTTTAGAATTTCTTAGCGGTGAGAAAATCATTGCGGAAGCTAAAATTATTGGTTTAACAGCTACGTCAGAAAAGAAGGATCACACATCAGTATTTAAAGACTTGGAAGATACCACGTTTATGCAACGTGGTTTTAGGTTTGAGGGATTAGAAATAAAACCCATCTTAAATCTTAAGTCTATAGAGAACATGATGATCTGGATAACAAACTCAAAATTTATGACACCATTGGAGTGCACACAAGTTAATGTGGAATGTGCTTTAAGGTATTTATATTTTTGGGGTCCGTATGTTTATAATCATTACATAAAGATACTTCGTGATTTTAGTAACCACGAACATCTAAATTTACCATTGTATTCATTTGAATACTATGATAGAATGTTTAAGGATCTTGGTGAATTACCAAGTGAATATTCTATGTAATTTAGCAAACGGATTGTCTGGTGTAGACGTAAAATAACACACAGTAGATCACTGTAAAAATGGTCACCATGTATAACAACATGTTAAATGTTATCAGTATACCGCTGTAAAAATGGTATTCTTTTTAAAAAAACAACAATGTCAAACGAAGTAACAGATGAGGTAAGGACCTTAGGAAACGAAACGATAATTGAGCCATCAAAAGCTCAAGCAGATAAGGATAGGAAAATGACAATGGCTGAGGGAGTTCAGGAGGATAACTTGGAGGGCGTAATATTTGAGGAACAGACAACATCAATATCTGTACCTGGAAGAAACGTTCCTTATGTAGGAAATTTAGAAGAAAGAGAATGGAATATGAAGAATTTTTTTTTAATTCCAGTACGTATACAATCGGGAGTGTGGAAAACAACTCAGGCTGTAGAAACTGTACTGGCGAACTTTGGTAATGAGACATTGTGGAAGAGTTTTAGTAGGTGGAAAAGTGTGATTGAACAGTATACTTACTATAGATATCGCGTGCGGTATCGTATAGAGGTAAACGGAACACAGTTTCATGCGGGGAAATTAATAGCATCTACGAGAATGACGTCAGCAACAATTGGAATAAATTCAGCTTTGGCAGTTCAACACGTCACTTTAGATGCGGCGGAAAACACGGTGGCAGAATTGGAAACGGATTGGGGTTCATGTTGGGATCATCTTTCAACAGAACAAAATTTTAAAATTTCAAACATGGTTCTTCATGTTTACAACCCACTTCGAACTGGAACGGGCGCAAGTACTGAGATTAATTATACTGTCTATGCACAACTTTTAGATGTACAATTGTCTCTACCGCGTCCACTGCAAGGATCAGCTCAAGGATTAATTAATATTAACAATGTTACTAATATGGGTAATGCCCCAGTAGAGGTTAAAGGTGATGCGTTTGATGTGCATGGTTTAGACATGCCCTCAAACGTAGAAGATCCAACTCGAATGGTAAGATCAACTATTAGTAATCCTTGGATGGTAGAAGGAAGACCAGCATTGGACAGGATATCTATGTATCCAAGTGGTGTTAGCATGGCAAGTGCGTACACTTTTGGTAATACAAAGGATGAAATGGACATTGACTGGTTAAAAAGGAAATGGTCAAGACTCGGCGTTTATAAAGTATCAACAACAGATACTTTTGGCACCTTAATAACATCAGGAGCCGTAGCACCTATTAAGAAAATAACGGGTAATACAAACATCGAGTTTTCAACTGGAACTCTAGCATGGTTAGCAAGTATGTTTGCAAACTGGCGAGGAGACTTGGAATTCTGTGTGGAGGTAGTGTCAACAAACTACCATACAGGAAAATTGTTTTTTGGAGTAAACTATAGTACTTTTCCAGTGGTGAATTTTTCATCAACGGGAGTCGATCCAACGACGTATTATGGTAAGGTAATCGAGCTAAACGAGAAGACAAAGTGTCATAACATTGTTGTTCCATATTCACATTGGAACAGTTGGTGTGACACAGCGCCTAATGGTGCGGCTTGGACTGGAAGCGTACCTACTGTAAATAATAATACTATGCAACCCCCAGGTTTCGTAGAAAATAGATTTACAGCAGGAGAATGGTTTTTGACTATATTGAATCCTTTGGTAGTACCATCAGGTGTTGACACAACTATCGAAGTCAACATTTTGGTACGGGGTGGTGAAAATTTTGAATTTCATCGCCCAGGATGTAGTGGATTAACTGGAACTGGAATTGCTCAAGGTGGTGACACTATAGGCAACAAGGAAATGCAAACAACGACTAAAACACCGTCTCAATTTATTGAACGGCCTAGATCGTTAAGGGAGTTGTTGAAAAGGTCAGTGATAGCTGATGTGCGTCGACTATCTACGCGGGTAGTGGGCTCACAATCACCTGCAACTAATTTGGGATTTGGATTGTCTATAATAAATTTGGATTCATTTTTCGATTTTAATCCATGGTTTAATGTAGTAGGGGCTTATGCTGGAATGTATGGAGATTTACGACTTAAAATCGTTGTGGATTTCCATGGTTCATCAGCTAATCTGGCTCGAGTCATGCATGTAGGACTCGTGAATCGTCCGGGCGCGTATATAGACGGTTTAAAAACTAACATGGCGGGAGTGGTAAATGAGCAATTGACAACTTATACTAATAACACGGTAAGTGGCATATCTCAATTGGGGTATGTTAATATGATTTATAGCTTAGTTAGTGGTCCAACACTTAACGGCAATGATACATATGTTGTAACTAATGGTTTCGACACTTTGCATACTATCAATCAAGTAGCACCAACTTTGGAATTGGAAGTGCCATATTTTGGCATGTACAAATACAAAGCTTCACAGGCATTAACCCAACATCAAAAAAGTATTAATGCATGGGGTCATTTGATCTTTTATCAACCTGGAATCAATACGGTTACTGCTACAGATACCGCGGCAACAATTACTACATATTTGTCTTGTGGTGATTCATTTCAAACAGGACATTTTATAGGACCGGTTCGCCAAGGAACTAATGCTCAGACGTCAGGAGGTAATTATTATTATCTCGGTGCAACTGGAGTGGTGCCAACAACCGCCACGAGAGATGAAGTCGACAGATGGGAAGCAATATAGAATTGATTCATCAGTAGAACGCTGTAAAAATGTTCACCCCCGTATTACATTCGGGTTATAATAAATGCAATCAGTCTAACACTGTAAAAATGTTAACGATTAAAATAACGAAAGTTTTTTCTGCTGGGTGTGCGCACTACGGCTATTTTTTCAAACAAACATTAATTATACTTTTCAGAGTAATAATGTGCTTAGAGTTAGGAATTATTATCAAACCTCACATATAACATCAAATTTTGAAGAGATCTATTACATATTAGCAAACCGGAAGGACGCGATAGAAAGAACTATTTAGCCAGGCTGGGTGGGGAGCGAAAAACAACTGCAACACATAGAAACCGTAGAGGGGTCGAGAGATCTGGCTCTTAGAGTTAGTGTGGTACATTATTATTGGTACACAAGGTTGAAATAAATATTAATAGATGTCTTAAAATTTTATGGAGTATGATGCATGCAAACGCATTATTATAGTATAAAATGTTGGGCTGGGGTAAAGCGTTGAGAGGCGTAGATCC